CCAAGGTAGAGCAATCATTAAAGCCACAAGTATTAAATTCCGACACGGCTAGCTCTGCAATTGATATGCAAGGTTTTCAAGAGTTAATGGCTGTTGTAAATGTTGGTCTTTCAGCAGACACATTAAACGGCACCAATAAAATCTATCTAGAATTACAACACTCTGATACTGATAGCAACTATGTAGCATGTGCTGATACCGACATTGTTAACCCTGTTACGGGTGCAAACACAGGTACTTTCGCATTAATTGACTCAGCAACCGAAGATGAGATGGCATACATCACTGCTTATAAAGGCACCAAGCGCTATTTGAAAGTGAACATCAATTTTGAAGGCACACATGCCACTGGTACGCCAATTGGGATTATTGCATTAAAAGGCGCTCCATCAGCAATGCCAGTTAATAGCTGATAGCTTTATTTACAAATGGGGCTTTTCGCCCCTTTTTTTTTGGAGAAAATTCATGCCAAAAATAAAGATGTTAAAAAAAGCTGTAGGCTGTCCAGATGGCATCACCTCAACTGAGTACAAACAAGGCGAATCCTATGAAGTATCTGAAGTACTCGCTAACTGTTTTGTAGATATGGAAGTAGCAGAGATTTGCGAAGAAGATAAAGCAGACAAAGCAAAAATGGAATCTCCTCAAAATAAAGCAAACCAAAAATCGCCAAAAAACAAAACTGCCCTCTAAGGTAATTGCCAATGCGCTTAGCATTTCAATCTCTTGAAGTAGACGAATGCATCACACTTGATAAAGCCAAAGAACATTGCAAAATTGATGGCGATACAGAGGACGCTTATATCACTGATTTAATCACACGCGCTCGCATACAGTGTGAAAATTGGTGCCATACAGCTATTTTGCCACAACGCGTGATTGCTTATCTCAATAACAATGATGTTCTGGACTTTTCAAGTAAAAGTTATCTTCGTCTACCTTATTTAAATATAGTTAGTATTGTGTCATTAAAATCATATGTAGAAGATGGCAATGACACGCTATTTCCTGACGGTAACTACTATCTGTCTGGAGATAGAATCTGCTTGAAAACCAGCTCGTATCTGCCAACCGAGTTAAGACGATTTGATGCGATCTCGGTGGAATTCATAGCTGGTTTCGGTAGGTTGGAAAATGACATCTTGGTGGAAGCAGTGCCTGAAACCATTAAACAAGCCATGCTCATGCTGATATTACATTGGCACGAAAACCGTGCTGCTCAATACGATGCGATGAATACCTCAGTTTCTACGTCTGTGGCCTACACTCCTCACGGCGTATTAGCGTTACTTGAGCCTTATAAACGCTTCTCGATTTAGGTGCGTCTTGATGGAAATTGGCAAATTGCGCTACCGAGTGCAAATACAATCCTATACAGAAACGCAAGATAATACCCATCGCACCTTTAAAAAATGGGAAACCGTGCTAACCGTTTGGGCAGATATTCAACCTGTTAAAGGGTTAGTAACACTCGATACCAAACAAATCGGCGAGGGCGTCACGCATAACTTTACGATGCGCTATCACCCTTATATCACCACTGAGCGATGGCTTTACTTTGATAGCAGACGCTTTCGCATTCGCGCTGTTAGAAATCTACAAGAACGTAGCCGCTTTTTGGAGTTATTGTGTGAAGAAGATAGTGTCGCACTCAATCCATTTGAAACAGATACCGATAGTGTTGAGAGTCCATTAAGCGATTTGTTGGGGTGATACATGATTGATATAAAGGTCGAGCTATCAGGCACCCTTGCTATACAAATAGCAAACATGAGCCAGAAAATGACGCAGGATATAGATCGAACGCTACTAGAGATAGCGATCATCATTGAGGGTGTTGTTAAAAAGAAGATATCGCGTGGTGCACGATCAGGTCTTGGTTATGTGAGAGGTCGCAAGCGAGCGGTGCGATCAGCGCCTGGCGAACCACCCAAATCAGATACCGGGAGATTAGTTGGAAGCATTCGACACGAACATGATTTTCTCTCTGCATCTGTTGGTTCAGACGTTAACTATGCAGGTTATTTAGAGTTAGGCACAAGCAAAATGGCAAATAGGCCATATCTCGTGCCATCCCTAGAAGAAAATAATAATTTGATTGAAAGAATGATCATGGACGCAATACAGAGGGCTTTTGAATAATGATTAAAGTCACACAGATTATTCAATTGCTGAGAGAACATCTACCGACATGGAGTGTAGAAGGCGCTATCGATTTATCTATTGCAGAAGATAAATCAAGATTGCCTTTGCCAGCATTGTATGTCGGATTAGCACCAACTACTTATGAGTTGACCTCTCAGTCAACCTATGAACAAACCTATATACAAAACTTTTTTATCATTTCTTGTACTCCTACACGAGAGTCTAATGACAGAACTGGGAAGTATGGTCAGGACTTCGTTCCAACCATATTGCAATATCTGTTTCGCATCTTGGTTAACAACAAAGACTTAGAGCCGGATTCTCATGTCATCATGATGAGAAGAGATGCACCTGAAAAACTTGATAATGCACGTTACTACCACAGATTTGAATTCTCTGTTGAAGGACGACTGTTGCCTGAAGATGTGCATCAATTAGAACTCGATTATTTCGATAAATTGTTTGTTGATTACGTTGTAGACGGCGCAACAGATGCTACCCCATCCATCCAGCAAGAAATTAAGCCAATTTACTTCATCTAGGAGCCAGAAATGGAAAAGATTTTCGTCAAGCCTGCAAAGGAAGGCGCAATCGTGCGTCATCCAGAAAAATTAAATCACAAACTCAAGCCAGAAGGCGAATGGGTAATGAACAGCATTCAATGGCAGCGTTATTTGAAGCACGGTGATGTTGTTGTAGCGCAACCGCCAGTTGAAGAACCGAAGGTTGAAAAACCATCTAAACCAGCTAAGGGAGCGCAATAATGACTATTAGTTTTAATGAAGTGCCTAGCAACGTACGTGTACCCGGTGCTTATGTGGAAATCGACGTATCGCGTGCAAACAATACAGCACAAGTAGACAATCGCATGCTCGTCATTGGTCAGCGTCTTTCAACAGGTACGGTTTCTGCAAATGTACCGACACTTATCACAAGCTATGCTCAAGCTGTAACCTCTTTTGGTCAAGGCTCAATGCTTGCGAACATGTTTAAAACTATCTTTGATAACAATTCATTCACTGAGAAGTGGTGTGTTGCGATTGATGATGATGCAGCAGGAGTCGCAGCGGTTGGTACTATCACCATTACAGGCGCAGCAACAGAATCCGGTACGATTAGCTTATATTTAGGCGGCGTTCTAGTGAGTGTATCTGTTGCCAAGGGAGATGTCATGACGGCTGTGGCGACAGCAGTGGCTGCTGCTATTAATGCCAATGTAGACTTACCTGTAACAGCAACGGTTATCAATGATGAAGTTGACAATATTGTTGAGGTCACTTACCGACACAAAGGGTTGGTGGGTAACAAATTTGATATGCGCCTTAACTATCGTGGTGTCTTAGCTGGTGAAAAAACACCAGCAGGTTTAATCTTAGATATCGTTCAAATGGGTACAGCAACTGCTGGTACAACCGATCCTGACTTGTCTAATGCAATAGCTGCTTTACCTGATGAGATTTTCAATCACTGGGTAGTGCCCTACATCTCAAGTGGAGTGTTAGATGATTTAGACACAGAAATGGATAGCAGATGGTCTCCAACTAGAATGCTAGAAGGCCATGTGATTACCGCTGATAAGGGTACCGTATCTGCTTTATCAACACTGGGCAATAGTCGTAATAACCAGCATATGACAATATTTGACGCGGCTAACAACAGCCCAACCCCTCCATATTTGTGGGCAGCAGCCGTTTGTGCGAAGATTGCATACTACGCAAGCATTGATCCTGCTCGTCCATTTAACACCTTAGAATTAGTGGGTGTATTAGCTGAACCTTTACAAGACCGTCGAACAATCGCTGAAAATAACACCCTTTTATATGATGGTATTGCGACACACAGTGCCTCACATTCTGGCAAAGTAACCATACAACGATTAGTAACGACCTATCAATTGAATTCATTAGATGTTGCGGATGCTGCGTATCTTGACGCTAATACGCTGTATACCTTGTCTTACTATCGTCAAAGTTTGCGTGCGCGAATTACTTCACGTTTCCCACGTCACAAACTCGCTGACGATGGCACACGATTTGGAGCTGGCCAAGCAATCGTGACCCCTAAAATTATCAAAGCTGAAATTGTAGCACTCGCAAAAGAGTGGGAAGAAAAAGGCTTGATCGAAGATATGGACCAGTTTAAAGCTGATCTAATCGTAGAGCGCAATGCTGACGATAGAAATAGGGTTGATGCAATGTTGCCAACCAATCTAGTTAACCAGTTCCACATTTTCGCAGCACAAATCTCTTTTATCGTCTAAGAATGTGGCGTTTCGCTACATTTATGTTCCTATTATGGAGTAATCAAGCATGGCTAAAGTAGCAGGCACTTGTTTTTTGAAAGTGAACGGTGAGCAATATTCACTTCGAGGCAATATGACGATCTCGCTCGGCGGATATGAGCGATCCTCGGTTTCTGGTTTAGATCAGTATCACGGAGTGATTGAAAAACCGAGAGCATCGTTCATTCAAGCTGACATCACCGACACCGATGGACTCGATTTAAAGGTGCTAGAAAATCTAAATAACGTAACGGTCACCGTTGAATTGATTAACGGCAAAGTGGCTATTCTGCGTCAGGCAACACAAATCAGTGCGCTAGAATTAAAAGCAGATGATGGCACGATCAGCGTGCGTTTTG